GGAATCAGCCATAGATCTGGCTTCTTTTTCGATTGTGGTTTGCAAGGTAGACAATTCGCCGAGCAAACGTCCACGCTCTTCTTTCAATGCTTTAATTTTATTCATGATTTTGTGTTTTGTTTAAAGGTTTTGGTATCTCAATAAAGCCAATTTAATTACATCGGCAGAGGCTTGGCTTCTTTTTGCCTCTTCGATTTCTTGCTCCTGATCACGCATAGCAACAATGCTACGAGCGTCGGCCTCGGTATCAGCGTAAGCGGGATAAGTTACAGGGCTAACATCATACAAATCCTCAATTACTTTGATTGTGCGCTTGCCCATAGATCCGTACTTTTCTGACTCGCTCCACATTTGTTCTTTGATTGTAAAAGCAAATGAACTCTGTGTGATATCGCCACGCATGATAGAACGCACAACGCTCATATGGGTAGGGTTTTCGTAATCTGGTACCCAGGTATATTCAAGATTGCCGTCAGCATTTACAAACACTTTGCAGGTGTTTGCCTTGGTGCGGCCCAAAATTAACTCGGCTTCGTGGTTAAACAAACAGCGAATGTCGTAATCTTTTGAAAGAGCATTGTCAAACGCCCCCGGCAAAATAACCTCCTCAAAATATCCGAGATCCGTAGCGGAATTAATGACAGCAGCAATGCCGCCAATTTCTTGTGGCATGCCTTCGCCTTCTGACCTGGTGTGGACGGTGCCCGTAAATGTGCGCCTTTCTTGTTTCATTAGATTACTTCTGTGTTATTGGTTCCCTCTGGGTTGTTGTTTTTGTCGGCGGTGCTCATTAGTTGTGCAATTTTGGCGTCCATGTATTCATCGATTTTGCTAGACGGCATCAAATTGGATTCGATCAAATACTCATCGCCTCCATTAAATCCGTTTGCATCTTCAAACATGCGGGCCTCATTACGTGAAAGCCAACCGCCGCGAATGCCTTTGTTATAGTAATCAGCGCGCTCATTGGCGGAGGCTCTCAACAGCGAATTAAAGTTAAATTTAAAGTAATAAGTTAACTTATCATTTTCTGTTAACAGCTTGCGGGCCATTTCCTGCTCGATGTTAATCGCATAGGATGCCAAAGTACGTGCATAAAAATCTTGGTATTCCTGCTCAACGCTGGACTTGATCCCATCCTTTGCGCCGATCATGGAAGCGGGCACCCCAAAAATGCGGGCGATTTCCTCAGCCGAAAATTTGCGGGTTTCCAAATACTGCGCCTCTTCTGGCGACAGGCTCAACTTTTCCATCTTAATGCCATTAGGCAACACTGTGCTACGGCTTGCCCCGTCTATAACGTCATCCAGCGATTTCTTCAATGGCACTGCCTGCTCAGGTTTAATCTGCGCATCAGATGTTAACAAAAATTTCAACACTCCATTTTTGTAGACGCCCGCGCTTTGGCTAATTGCTGCCAAATCAATGCCCAAGGTTTCGGCGTGAACCACGATGGGGGACAAACCCACAAGCGGATCATCACCGCAAAGCCCTTTAAAATGCAACATGTCGGCCGCTGGGATCATGCCAGGGAATCCTTTGCGATTCACTTTGTAAAACAATTGGCCGTCCTGCATGATTGGCTGAACGTAATCAGGTGCAATCGGGTGCAACTCAATGCCCAAATATCTGCTGTCGCGATTGATAAAAGCGTAGGCGTTGCCCTTCAGCGCCAAGTGGCTCACCATGTATTTGGTAAAATCGTATTTTGTTTGGTATGGGTTCGGCTCGTTTACCAATGCCGTAGCGTAGTGTACCACAACCTGCTCGCGATTGGTGCCATCGTCTTTATACAACTTTAAAGATAGCCCCGCAATACCGTCTGCAATAACTCTAACGCACGCGTGCACCGACGCAATAGATAACGCCGTGCGATCATTAACCGCCTGACCGCTTTTTGTTTGATATCCGAAAACATTTTGTAAAGTATTCACAAGCCAATCAGTTGGCTGCGATAAGCTACTGCGCTTCTCCGCTCTTTTTGGCTGCCAGAATTTTAGATTCATCGCCCGCAAATTACAACTGCCCTAAATTACTCACGTTAACAAATTACTTATTGCGACCTTGGGCCAACCATCTGCTCAACGCTGCCCTGAATACATCGTAGTTTTTGTAACGGCGCACGCCAAACTTGCCGAAATACTTTTCCTCGGTTGCGTTGTAGGCATCCTCATATGTCCGATATTTCGGTAGGTTGTTGTAATATTCCTGCATGTAATCGTCCAAAAATTTCATAAGCTTACAAACCAAAAATCTGATTCTTTTTCTTTTGCAGCATCCTGCATGCAAGTGCCCAATGCCATCACTATCGAAACAGGCCCATCGACTTTATCGCCAGACTTTGCTTTGTCAATTTTGATATTGCCCGCAGGATCTGTGCGCAGCATTATATTGCCCATCATCCAACGAGTAACGGGATTGCCCGCGTGCCTTAATTGTTTATCCTTTGTCAACCGCTCCAGTTCTTTGGTAGGTGCCGACATCGATACAAAGCCCTGCCCGAATGGGAACATTTGCAAGCCCTCGTTTTGTAGCTCAATCACCAACTGCGAAGAGTTGAAGCGGTCAAATGCAATATCTTTGATGTCGTACTGCTGCGCCAACTGAATAACCCGCGCCTTAATAAAAGCGTAGTCAGTTACGTTGCCGTCCGTTAACTCAATATGCCCATCGGCTGCCCATTGCCTAATCGATTGCCCTGCGGCGTCCTTGCGTTTGTATGCCGTTTCGACTGGTAGCCAATACCATGAGCGAATCGCGTGAAATTCTGGGAAGTACAAACTAAATGCGCAAAAGTCCCCAGTGCTTGCCAAATCCAATCCGCCATAACACAAAGCGCCTTCAAGATCATCCGCGCCGTCGCAGGCTTTCCAATCGCTGTCGCTAATCCAAGTCATTGCCGTATCGGTCCACACGTTGAGCAGTTTGGTTTTAAATTCAACTTCTTTGTGCACGAACTCCTTGGCCTCGGTCAATCCCTGCTCAAGTTGGCGCGGGTTTACAGAAATGCCCCAGTTTGGATTTGCTTTGGCCCATACTGCCGGGTCCGTCCAATCATCGCCCTCATCCAATGTATAGATCACAGAAAACAAAGCATCGTCTTTTATGTTACCACTCAACACCCCTGCGCAGTACTGCCTGTGTTTGTAGCAGGGCGCCTCACGATTAAAGCCCGCCGTCGTAATGGTAAACAGCAACGGCTGCCGCCTTGCACCCATTGAGTTTCGGATTACGTTGTAAAGCTCATCATTTGGATGGGCGTGATATTCATCGATGCAACAAAAGTGCGCATTGAGTCCGTCCTGCTTGCCTGGATTCCACTCGAGCGGTTTGTATATTGATTGCCCGTAAAGGATGCGCCGATTGTTTACAGAATTGTTAACGGTGAGCGCTTCATTCAACCAGGGCAGATTTTGGCAAACTCGCACCGACTCTCCAAAAACCATCATAGCCTGATCTAACTTTGTGGCCGCGCTGTAAACCTGCGCCGCTGACTCATCGTCTGCAATTAACCCGTAAAGCATAATCGCCGAGGAAAAAGTAGATTTACCATTTTTGCGTGGCACTTCAACATAAGCCCGCGTAAACCTGCGGCTACCGTCGTCGTTCAAAAACCCAAACAGATTCCAAATTATAAACGCCTGCCATGGCTCTAACTTAAACGGCTTGCCCGCATATTCGCCCGTGCTATGCTCTAGCTGCTCAATAAATTCAATGGCATGCAAAGCGTAGGTATCAGAAAATCCCCAACCCGCTGCACGATCGGCCACATAACGAGCCACTGCATTGCGCACGTGTTCACAAACTGGCACCGCGCCAGATTGCACGTCGCTTATATACTTTTCAACTTTTTGCACTGGCTTTCAAAAATGGCCTTTGCCTCTTCAGCGAGTTTCAAGTTGCGATACACAAACGCCTCATCCCACAAACCAAACTTGCCACAATCACGGAATCCGCTGCCCTGATCCATGGTGATCACAAATTGGTGGCCTCGCTCTTCAATCCTGTACTCGCGTCCCTGGTATTCAACGTGCGCCGTTTCAAAGGCGGCTTTGTGCGTTGCTTTGTTAACTTTCT